CACCATTGACATCAGCAATGTCAACCTCTTTAATGAATTTTGCAGTTTCCATCATGTCGCCTCCGTCACTACATTACAGGTGATTATCCAATCGTTTCTTGGGTGTACTTTTCTTGCAGTCTCTAATACGTGTATAACCTCATGTATGTTATCATATGACACACCAAAGTGTTCAGAATCCATACTGCCTTCAGTACCCTCAAAATGCTGAACGCAATAAGTTATTGTGTAAGTTCTCTTAATTTCAAGTTTCATTGTCTTGTCCTCTTAGTTAAAACCGTTAATAAATCTACTCATTTCTTTATAGTTAGATAGCTTTCCACCCATCATTAAAGCCATTCCAAGAGATATACCTGAATGCCCTTCAGTTCCTGGGTGCTTACCCAAATCAGAACACATTGAGGTATATGCATTAGGGTAATCTCCCTTTTCAACAAATTCCATAGCTCTATCTTTGCACCATTGTAAATGCTCGCTTCTAGTCATTGTTTCCCCTCTAGTTTTTTCATTATTTTACTTACAATAACAATTTGACTTATACCAGCTACTATAGCTAATATCGTGACATAAGTACCAAGTAACAATGTAATCAATAACATACCCTTCACGTCATAAGGTAATAACAACAAAGTACCTACTGTCATAAAGATTATTAATGCTATGGCTATAGAAAACAAAGACCATACAACCTTATCAATATGTAAATTAACATTAAATAATAAGATTTTCTTAATCATTTCTTTTCTTTCTTTTTTATGATGACATTGGCAACTACATGTCCAACCTCCAAAGTGACCTTCCTCAGATTCACCACCTGAACATGTAAAACAATCACAGTCCTTTGCATATCTTATTTGTACCATTTTATTTATCCTCTAACCCCTTTCTTACTTGCTCTAATCCACATGTACATGGGTACATATAATGTTTACTTTGCTCACACATTACACAGGTTATTTTATTCCCATGTGTTGCATATGTTTCTAAAGCATTACGGAGTGTAGCATTTTCTAATGCTATTTTCATATACTCAACTTCTTCTGCTTCTAATTCATCAATACGTTGTTGTAATTTTTCATATGCATCATACTTAGTAAACATACATTTACAACATTCACAGAACGCATCATTTTCTTTGTGTTTCTTCATTATTTATCCGCCCATGAGTTAAGGTTATTCTTCCAGTTTAACTTGATTAATGGAATCTTCTCCCTATAACCTGCTACCGTTGCATCAACTGTTTCTTTAACTTCATCAACATACTCTTTTAGTGTAGGACATAAAACTTCATCATGACTATTAAACGGCATGACTCTGAAAGGGTGTATACCAGTAGGTTGTATGTCCCATATCTTTCTTTGTACGTTCTTAGTGATTTGCGCGCCAGTTGCTTGTATAACATGATTACCTGCTGCTCGCATATTTGAACCTTGTATAGCAAAAGCTGCACCGTAAAGTGCTGACTGTACTGAACCAGATGCAGTTTGTTCTCTATCTCTCCTTACTACTTTAACATTTAGATTCTTCCAATCTTCGGGTGGTTTCTGTGCAAGATTGAATAATGTTTTACATATCTTATTCTCTAAAGTAAAGTACCTCTTGAAGCCAAACATACTATCAATACTCTCTGCTGGTTCATGCCATTCTACAGCTGTGCCAATACCTCCAGGTTGTCTCATAGAACAGAACATACCTACTACATACTTGCGCTTTTCAGCAAAGACTGGATAATCTCTTAGTATCTGCTGATAGGCTTCCTCCGCCACCTCTTCATCTTCCAACCCGACTCTTGTAACCAGTGTATAACCTTCACCAAAGTAACAGATAGCGAAGACACCATTCTTACATCTAACATAGTAATCTGGTTCACGTCCAGAGGATTGAATAATCTCTTCATAAGTCATAGTAGTGAAGAAGTATCTTTCTCCCCAGAGTGCATGAATCTTTTTATCTCCCATTAATTCTTCGTGCATTTTTGGATCATGGTAGACTGCATCCATCAGTGACATTTCAAAAGCATCAAAGTCACCACCAGTTAAACTGTACTTATCAAAGTCAAATACGAATGGGAATGATGCTCTTACTTCTTTGATTCTGTTAATCCCTTGAGCATTTAACCCATCAGTACCTGCCATACGTGTGCTTTTTGTACCAATAACTTTAAAGCTAGCATGAAATACACCAGCTCTAATAAATTTATTATATAAGTCAACTTCCTTTAATGCTTTACGACAATTTAATACTTCTGTTGCTCTCTTAGCTGCTTCATGACTAATACCTTTGCCATCATCCCATCTGGCAATAGCCTCTAAAGTAATTTTCTTTGTGTCTGTTACAACTAATTTTTCAACATCATCCATCACCTCGGTAATATAATGTTTTACTTTTTGCGGTGAATTACAGAACGGAATTTTCTTAGAAGCATCAATAGCTTTCTCTTTAAGAGCTTTAATCTTATCAAGAGCCACCTTATATCCGTGCCATCTAATAGTGCCGACCATACAAGCAAGTACACTATCATCATCATTAAACTCAGGATAACCAAAATACTCATATAATCCTCTGGTATAGACAATATCATCATCAGCATATTTACGTGCTAACTTATTGTAACTCCAATAAGTAATATGCTCCATAATCTTTTCAGCCCATGTACCTTCCCAGTTCCATACGCCAGACTCTCTCCTATATGGTTTGCAATGTTTGCCTTTCTTATTAACATAACCTGCTAGAGCAAAGGGTGCATAACCCAACTCATTAGGCTTTGGTAAATCAAATGTATCAAACTTGATAGTCTTTTTAATCTTTAGTGCATCTACCGCTAGAGCTTTTAATGCACTTGATGGTGCAAACTTTAATAAAACGTCCCTAAACTCTGAGTCAGTAACTCCATCTTCATCAGTAATATCAACAGAATGCCATTGTTTATTATTAGGCATTCTCTCAAAATATATAGATGGTAACTTGATTAATACATTTAATTTATCAGCTAGTCTATCTGCAAGTTGACAGGGGACTTTCTTGATTCTAATATCCTTTCTATCCATTGTTGATTGATACGGTCCTTTACGTGCATGTAACATTAAGTCCATTACACCTTTAGGCTTTAAACACAAAGCATTAAAACGAGCTTGTTCTTCGATTACTGCAATCTCGTCAATATGGTCCATCGGTATCCAGTCCATATCTGGACAACACCCTAGTACATTATACAATTTAGTCAGATGAAACCAGTCAAACGCTGCATTGAAAAATACTAACTCTTCTTCACAAAATCGTTCTATCAACTTTAATGTGTCAAAGATAGGTACTTTCCATACATCATGTAAAATCACTGGTCCATCATCAATAGCATATTGTATTAATACTATGATACCATGAAATCCACAAGTCTCTGTGTCAATCGTTGTTGCCATCTTGAAATTCCTTGATTTCTTTGTTAACAGCATCTAATTTTTTGGTGGCTAACTTTAATAATAAAGCTGGTACTGCTACACAACCCCCAACATCATTTATTCTAACACTACCTACAATAGCATCTTCACCTATTTTACCACTTTTTCCAGTAAATAACATTGTACCAGCATTATATTTTAAAAACTTTAATTCACGTATTACAGTACTGTAATGTGCTGAATCACCGATCAACCTATCTAATTGGCACTGGCATTTTGGTAGATACTTAGTCATATTGGCTCCTTATCTTGTAATTCATTCCATGGATTAATGTTTGGTTTTTCAATTGCTCCATTGTTTTTAATATCAGCCCAAGACCAACCTTCTGCACCTTCAACATGTAAATGAAATTGTATTTCGTCCTTTGGTAATTCTGGATGAAGTGTTTCTTTCAAGATCCCTTGAATCTTGTTGGCTATATCTCTTTTCTGTTTTACTGAGAACATGTTAGTCCCATCCTTTCACAGAGTTCTTCAATGCTAATGTTATCATTTAGCCATGGATTAAGTATGCTTTTCATAATAGGTTGATGTATATCTACTACGAAACTACTACCTATATCATCTTCAACAAAATCATGCCTTACTATAGACTTAGGTACGCAGACTTGTTTACCTTGACACTCAATCTGTAGACTTTTACAATTGATTGCTAGAATCTCAATATCATAACTAGCATCATGTGGATTGTGTCTATTTACATTTATGTCATGATTGTCATAGTAATCCATGTAATGATTACCTTGGTCCATTATATCATCAATATCTGGATTTGGATAATCACCTCTACCATCAAGCATGTCACTCATTACTTCCACCTCCATTCACCATCAGCATAATCAGCATGACCTAATGCAATAGCTTCAGCTCTTACACCAGATTCACCCATTAACATACCCATATAGAATACAACAGCCATGATTACTAAAATCACTAAGGCTAATACTGCATTCCTGTGGTCATTAGCTGTAACATATTCAGCGAGTTTATCAGCTTCAGTATCATCCAACATTTGCAAGTTCTCCCATCATTTTAGCCACAAGTTCTTTGCCAACTCTAATAGACTTACAACGTAGGAAATTATCTTCATCCATACCCATTTTCCAGTAACCCCATTGCACTATTTCAGTCTTCCTATTTCTAGCAACACAGAATTTGTAGTTACCTAAAGTAGTAGTCTGCCGTGTGTACTCTTTGTTATCTTCTTTTTCCCATTTTATATCCATGTTATTAACCTCATAGCTTTCTTACGGAATTTAAGATATTCATCAACATTATAAATCTTGATGCAAACTATACTACTTGTATCCATAAATGCTTTATCTTTACCTAATATGTGTATCCAGTTATAACACCCTACAACATCATCATATCTTCTATTACCTTTAATTTCAAATTTATTAAAAGGACATGATATACAAACTTCATTATCCATACATAAATCACATTTTTCATTAACACGATAAGTGGCTAGCTTACTTTTAGGTGGAAATCTTCTAAAGAATGATTTCTTGTACTTAATTGGTATCTCGACTCTTAAATTTTTAAATTTTAATTTAGTTTTCATTGTAGTCTCTCTTATAATTTCAATAAATGCTAGATTATCTTCAAATGATTTAGTAAATCTTTCTTCATATTGTGGTGGTATGTAACTCATTATAAGTCCACATACATTAATTTCATATTACTTGGTGAATAATCTAAGTCACCTAATGGTTGGTACTTGAGGGGATTATACTTCCTATCCCACTTATGCATCTGTCTTGAATACCGTCTATAAGCACGTCTATAGTATTTAGAAGACTTGCCCTTCTTCATTAATCTATAACGGTATTTCTTCCAAATACGATACTTAGCACGACTTTTTCGTGATACCCTGCTAGGTATCTTTTGGTCATAGTATTGTTTATACTGATCTGTAGACCACTTTTGATATCTGTTATCCCATGGTGCTGTATCATCCCATGCACCATAAACACTCATGCTAAGCATAACCAATATGATTGTTGTAATCCTTTTCATATTATACCTCAGTAAGCGTTGCTTTTAATATTGCTAACTATATTTTGACCCATAGTCATTAAGTCACATTGGAACTTACTATCTAGTGAATTGATAATAGATTGAGTAATCCCTTGCTCTATTACTTTTTTGATTATTATTTTTATGTCATCTTTATGTTCTAACATATATATAACAACATGTTCTCTGACTTGGGGTTCTAATAATTCTTTCACTATGCCATGAAGCAATGATGGTTCAATTTCTTTATTATACCTGTCTAATACAGGCTTAAAAAATATGTCATTTACACTAGATTGTATCATCATTGATAATTCTTCATCAGTGATTAAGTCGCCAATGTCATCCTTAATACGTTCTTTCAATCTATCTTGAAAGCTACCTTGTACTACTAGGTCATCACTCATACCAGCACCCCATCTTCTGGAGGATGGTATTCTTTACCAACCTTAACTGCTGTTACCTTCATAGTTTCAATCAATTCAGCATCACTCAATTCACCAGTCGTCCAAGCTAAGCAACGAGTAGTTAAGCCAAAGCCAAAAGTCTTAGAAACATCTTGCATGATTTTCCTAATCTCAAACTTGTTTCTTTGTCTCTTTGTGGACTTGGCTTTATTCTTACCACCACGTATTGTTCCACTCTTGCCCATTAACTTATGTTCTTTTATCTTCTTTATCAGTTCAACCTGTGCTTCTCTGTCACCACGTAGACTATACAGGTCTCTGACATTCACTTGATTAATCAATCCTGCTTTTATTTCAGCTTGGATATCTTCATCAAGTCTTAGCACCATAGTACGTACTTGAACCCAACCCTTTGGCTTTCCAATACGGTCAATGATTATTTTCTCAGATAAGCCAGCAGTTACTAACTTTTCAATAGCTAGACTTTCTTCATAAAGTGACAGGTTACTGCGTTGTAGATTCTCAGCTAAATTGAGTATACGTGCTGATGCATCATCTAAGTCATCCCTCACCATACATGGTATCTCAACTCTACCTTCAATAATCTTGAAAGCCATATGCCTTCTGTGACCAGCTATAATACGATAAGTGAACCCATCCTTGTTATAATGTTGCACTATAATTGGTGTTAATAATCCATTCTTTTCAATGTCTTTAGCCAACTGCAAAACATCCATTGGTATAATTTGACCACGGCAATTGAATTCTGGATCTGAGAATATATCATCCAACTTAATTAAATTTGTTTCATACATTTTGCAAGCTCCCTTCAAAAGCTAGTTCATCACTACGTTTCGTTGTGTTTTCAATGGCATCTCTTAACTTCACCATTGACAGATTCTGTAAATCTTTCTTACGTTGTAGATTACTTAATATTAATTTGTCTGTATCTAAATTAACTATATCTATAATCGTTGCTCCTTTGTTAGTATCCATTCCTGGTCTATGTATTCTATCCTCAGACTGCATACGACTTTCAGCATTAAAATCATTACTGAAATATATTTCAACTGGAGAGGCAGTAAGTGTCAGTCCCATACCACCTGCTCCAGGTTGTGCTACAAATGCTATTAAGGGTAAAGTTCCTTCCTGAAATTCAATCAGCATTTGCTCCAGATTCTCAGCTCCCTCAATATCAGTTGTATGCCCTCGTCCATCCACCTTGATATATTTCCATCCAGCTTTAGAAACTATATCTATAACCTTGTCTACTGAACCTTGGAATCCAGCATAGATTACCACTCGCCCATATTCCTCAAATTCATCCAATAAGTCTTTTAATACTGCATCCTTTGGTGACTTAACCATTTGAGCCACACGTTTTATTTGTTCCTCCTTTCCTTTTCCATTACACCTTGTACATTGTGGCATTTCAGGGTCAGCCTGAAATGGATCTTTACCAGTACCCTTACAGATTTTACAATCGATAATTTTACCAGTTGGTACTTCCTTATATTGAAACCCATCACTTAGTTCTCTACATTTACTTAAAGCTGTGATAGCTCTTGGTGCTGTACTAACTATTAACTTTTGTGCCCTTAGTGTTGCTGGGTCAGGTTCACATTCAATGATTCTATAAATCTTGTCAGGTAATTCTAAGCAATCCTTTTTGAACTTCACTAAAGTTAAACCCTTCATCCGTTCACCCAGATACTCTACTTCGTTTCTTGCTTCTATAAAGATATGAAAAGCTGGATTTAATACCTTTGTTGGTGCTTCCATCAGTTTATCAAAGGAAAATGCTTCACCTTCAACTGGGTCGGGCATACTATCTATCCAACGTTGTGTGTGATTAACATCATCACGATCAAGACCACATTTAACACAGATGCCATCACAATCAAACCATGTAACTAAATGTGGGTACATATTACCTGCAATACCTTCACGTTGCTCAATAAATCCTAAACGCTTTTTGAACTTGTGTATGTTACCTTCTACAAAGAACCCAGGACATGCTATTTCTGTTAACCAATACCAGTCACTAGGGTTCTTAGGTGAAGGTGTACCAGACATTAAGATTACATAACCATCTGCTGAATGTTTATTTCTGATTTTCTCAGCAATAAGCATAGCATTTGTGCTACGTTTGGCATTGGGATTCTTGAGTTTGGAACATTCATCAAATACTACACCATCATATTGTATATCTATTACTTTATGTAATGATGCATAGGTGCTGAATGTTGGATAGATCTTAGTTTTCCATTTACGGAATTCTAATTTCACAGCTGAGATAGCAGACTTAGGACCAACCCATAACCATTTAGTAAAGCCACGTTTGGTAGCATACTCCATAGTTTCGATTGCTGCAAGTGTTTTACCAACACCCATTTCCTCAGCAAGTATGCATTGGTGTCTGGTGATGGTGTGTCTTACAGTTTCAGTCTGATGATCATATAATCCACGCTGTGATGTGTAAGGTAGTAGTTCAGCATCATAGAGTTTATATGGTTCTAGACCCTCTAATGCTTCTAATTGGAAGATATTTCTATTGTTTGCTTTGATGCTCCAAGTCTTATTTTTTGGTTCCCATCTAGCACCATCCATATTCTTAATAGATTTTAATAGATGTTGATTGTAGGAAAACGCTAAGATTATGACATCTTTTACCCAAGTCAATTTGACTGGTATCATAAATCTATCAGCTTTTAGTCTGGTTAGCTCTGTGGTAGACATTTTTAAATAATTCCTTATCTACTGAGTACAGGGTACGTAATAACTCGTCAAATTGTTTCGGGTTGATTAGCGAATCCTGACTCATTAATTTCATAATTACATTATACCAACTTACTATGTTACCAGTACATAAAAACGTAGTACCTAAGTTGGTTACCTTTAAAAACTCACCTAGTGTGACTGCCAAAAGACAGTCAAGCTCTAATACAAAAGACACATAAATATGTTCTCTAATATCAGAATTATAGCTCTCATTAAATAGTTTGAAGAAAGCAGATGTATCCATTTTCTGATTACTTGAATCAAACTTACGCACTAAGTCTTTGTCTAACAACTTTAGTGCATCTTGGAAATTAACTTGTGTGTATAATAACATCATGTTCCTTAGGGTGGAAATATTCACAACTTACTTCTTCTATATCTATATTTGTTAATACTTTACATTTATTTTTACTCCTAGAATCACAACAAATATATGTGCCATCTTTATTATCATGTAAAAAAGCACAATCTTTATGTTTCTTCATTATGTTCTCCCAGTAAATGGAGCCGTGGAGTTTATGCTAGTATCTCTCTAGCCCACGGCATGAAAATGGTAGCCGAGGTAGGATTTGAACCTACATATGGTCGAGTATGCTTAGACTCAACGGCATGCGATATCAACATAAGCGTTATATAATACTTATGATTTATACGCTTCTACTCGGCTATGAAAGATTTAAACAGCAGACAGAACAGTTTGATAGTTAATTTATGCTATCCCCCCAGTCGGAAAGCGAGTAGTACTATCATTACTCTTCTCTTGACGCTCACAACCATCAAGCTGTGACCTATCAAGCGCATTACACATTACTGTCTAGAATATAATGTACCATCCTATCTGCCGTTTGAATCTCAATGGCTGGTCACCCTTACTAATGATTAGCCAATCATCTACCAGCCATTGAGAATAAAATTGGGAAACACAGTATTTATTATGCGCCCTGTGTCTCAACGGTGCCGTGAGCATGTTAATCGCCCCTGTCAGACTTGACGCTCCGTTCATAGTATTATCTACTCTCGGTCACGCCTCATACTCAAACTTATGTTGCTCTTTCTGTTCCAGTTGCTGCTGCTGTAGCCATTTCAGCACCACTTGCAGCTGGATTATAGAATCTTTTCACTTCTTCTTTCATTTTAACAGCCTCAGGCAGATTTTCAATCGGAACACTACAAGCCGTGATTTTTGGAGCATGCCATGTATATGTAGCCTTTTTGACTAACTGCGCTGATATTGTTGCTGCTCTACCAATAGATGCAGAGAAAGCCTTACTTACATACCTTGATGATTTGTTACCAAGAAAGTAAGGAACAAAGCGATCCAGTTCAGGTACCCATAAGAGATACTCAGGTCCATACATATTACCCTGTGATACCTCTTTATTCTTACTGTCTGAGTCTTCCTGAACCTTTTGAAATTCAGCACTATCTATGTCATAATAGGCATTAACAGTGTCGCCTAGGATTAACATAGCTTTTGGTTGCCATACAACTGGTATGCAGTCGAATGAATTACCAAGGTCTTGAATGTCTTGACCTATGACACAACCAAAATGACCCATTGCTATTTTTTCAGTTTTAACATCTTCTGAATTTGCACCATACAATTGAATCCTTGCAAACTCAGTGTTGTTAACAATCTTTTCCATATCATCTTCACTGTATCTCTGTGGTATGGAAGCCTGTGGTATTAGTAAGTCGTTACTCATTTTTAATTCCTCATTAGTTATAACTGATTAAGTAATCTCTGATTACTGATTAAAAGGGTGTCGCAGGACTCAGCCTAAATAGATAGTCTACATGAGCTTTACCTGCATATTGTGAGTTAGCGCCCACTGCTCTTATCAGCCACACACCCAACATTTTGTATCTTAACACTGATTGGTATAATCAGCTTAGACTATTGTTGTTTCCTCGCCTTCAGTTACAGGAGGTGCTTCTTTGACTCCAAGCAATGAGGCAGCAGTATCAGTTGCTTCTGTTTCTGCTTTCTCTTTTTTCTTGGCTTCACGTTCTTCTTTCTTGCGAGCTTTTGCTTCTTCCAAGGATGCTTTACGTGCTTCCCATTTAGCTCTTGCCTCTTCAACAGAGTCATCATCAAGATGAAGAACCCATTTCAGTACAAGTGCTGCTGCTTCAACAGGATCAGTAATCCCTGCTGCAGAAAGCATTGATGCAATGACCGTAATATCTTCATTAACATCTTTAACTTCCTGAGGTTTCCGCATATGTGCAGTAGCAGTAAATATTTCCTTCTCTGCTGCACGACCTTCACGGTTAGCTGTATTAATCTCTTTGACTCTGGCTTTCACATCACCACCGAATTGTGCAGGTGCGTCAGTCATAGCACGGTCAACGAAATTGTTTTGCTCTGTGTCCGGAAGTTTTGCCAACAGATAAGCATTGGTCAAACCAATTTTACCTTCGTCAACAAGTGCTTGGATATCAGGGCTTAACTTCAGAAGATTCAAACGTTCACTAATCCAGGTTGTGTTTGTATTGAGTTTACCAGACAACTCGATTAAGGTCATCAGCGGATGGGCTGCTAAGATTTTCTTAATCTGTTCGGCATACTGAACAGGCTTGGTGTCAACTTTGTGATAGTTGGCAATAAGCTGTAATTCCTGTGCATGTACATCATCCCTGACTTCCAGGATATGCAGTGGAATCTCAGTGAGACCAGCGCGTTTTGCACCCAGATAGCGATGAAGACCATCAATCAGGATATACTTACCTGAACCAGCGCTGTCAACATGAGCATTGGGAGGATTAAGAATACCTTCTGCTCTTACTGAATCGACTATTTCTTGAAAACGTTCGCTCTCTTCATCAACCGTTCTAAGGGCGACAGGGGACTCAATGATGTCACTGAGTGCTACGGTTTTTTGTTCTGACATACTCCAAACTCCTTTTGTTTTGACTATCGATTTAATAATCTATAGTCGGTTAATAAATAATTCCGATTACCTTAATCAATATCTATTCGATTAATATAATCGGAGATTTTCTCGATTATGATTAAAATAATCATAATCGCTCTGACTTGGTGTTACGTTCCTTACACTATCTAATACGTCAAAAAGTAGAAAAAATTCAATGAAAATAAAAAATAATTGAAAAAAAGTTTTTCCCTTTATATAATAAGGTAATGCGTGTGCGTAGTGCCGTATTTGCCTTGTAACGCCATTCTAACGGGACTTATTGACTTTGACGGTTCAAGGTACGGGAATACATTAAAAGCCTGTCACATGCTTAATACGACTAAATAAGTCAAAATAAGCAATTTCGAGCGTGAAATATTTACTTATTTACTTATTGAAAAAGTCATATCCCATATATACGCAACATGTTATGACTTATTTATATTTCATAAAATAAAGTAAGTAAGTAAGTAAGTAAATAAGCTAGGTACAAAAAGCCGTATTTATACATATTTTTTCGTATTCATTGAATTTTTTCTACTTTTTGACGTATTAGATAGTGTAAGCTAGTATTTTATACAATATTTCAGCGATTATGATTATTATAATCATAATCACAATTTAGGAAAGGATTTAGTAATCCATATGAGAGGCGAAATTGTAAGAGAGTTTCTAAAGCTAAAAGCATTACCAGATTTATACAATCTGTATGATGTGAATATGCAATGCCATGTCCTAGTCGCACAGGATAATGGTAAGCGTGATTCTGAGAGCAACACATGGACTGATGGTGTTGAGACATGGTATCCGTTTGTTATAACAGATGATATTTCTTTACAGAAAAGACTCTTTTATAACTTCGATAATCATGTTGAAGCTATTGGACTCACAGGTTGGAACTGGAAAGAGAAGACTACTCATTGGGTAGCCTTCGATTTTGATGCCATAGTAAATCATAAACAAGGATTGAATGAGGAAGAAATTAATGAGATTATAGAATCTGTTTCACAAATAGAATGGGTGACTGTTAGATATTCCACAGGTGGTAAGGGCTTACATGTTTATGTGAATCTTGACCCAGTAATACCTACATTAGATAGAGCAGAACATGCTGCTCTTGCACGTGCGATACTTCATAAATTATCTGCTTTAACTGGTTACAACTTCAAAGATAAAGTTGATATCTGTGGTGGTAATATGTGGGTATGGCATCGTAAGATTGTAAATTCTGGCTTAGAGATTTTAAAATCTGGTATTCCATTAACTGATGTTGCTAATTGGAAAGAACATATTAACATAATACATCAGCGTGATAATAAGCGTAGTTATGATGATGTAGTTAAGGCTAAAAGTCACGTAGCACTAGACAAACACCATAAGGAATTAATTAATCACTTACAAGATAATAATTGTGTATGGTGGTGGGACAACGATAGACACTTATTAGTAGCACATACCTCAGATTTGAAGGAAGCACATACAAATTTAAATATGGCTGGTATTTTTGAGACAAGTAGTTCTCATACATCCACGCATAATGTATTCATGTATCCAATACGTTCAGGTGGTTGGGTAGTTAGACGCTTCTCCAAGGGTTGTACTGAACATGTTTCTTGGGATCAAGATGAAGCTGGTTGGACTAGGTGTTATTATAATGTAGAATTAAATCTTGTTACAGCTTCACGTTGTTTTGGTGGAATGGAACGTCCTTCTGGTGGTTTCGCTTTTCATAGTGTAGAGATGATGCAGAAAGCTGCTGAGGCATTAGGTATTTATCCTGACTTACCAGCTAGTGCATTACGTTTTAAAGCATCATTAAAGGAGCATAAAGACGGCAGACTGATTATTGAAATCGAAGATAAAGAAAATCTATTGAACAAAGATTTACTTGATTCATGGCTCAGAGAAAAGAATGTCTGGAAACGTATGTATAATAAGGTTAGAACCTTACAACTTAATGAAGACCTTTTAAAGTATGATGATAAAATCAGGCACTTGATAAGTCCTACTGGTGAAGATTGTGGCTGGGTTATAAGTGCTAGTAGTGAATGGAACTTTGAAGCACTAGCTCATGTAAAATTAGCCCTTGAATCAATGGGATTAAAGTATGCAGAAGTTAAAGAGATACTTGGTAGTAGTGTATTAAAGTGCTGGAAAATGGTTAATATACCTTTTGCTAATGAATATCCTGGTGGTAGACAATGGAATCATAATAGTGCTAGAATTAGATTTCAACCTTCGATAGAATCATCAATAGATTTAATGCAAAAATGCCCAACATGGTATAAGATATTAAATCACATAGGTAATGGATTAAATGAGAGTCTTACAACAAGTCAATGGGCAATTAATGGGTCTATATTGTGTGGTGTGGATTACCTAATCTGTTGGATAGCAAGTATGTTTCAAGAGCCTACACAACCTTTACCTTACCTGTTTCTATATGGTGAGCAAAATGCAGGTAAGAGCATACTACATGAAGCCTTGAGTACATTAATCATAAACGGTGTTACACGTGCTGACAATGCATTAATCAACACAAGCGGTTTTAATGCTGAATTAGAGTCATCAGTTCTATGTGTTGTTGAGGAAATTGACTTATCAAAGAGTAAGATTGCTTCAAACCGTATTAAAGATTGGGTCACTTCGCCTGATATCCAGATACATAAAAAATCAAAGACACCTTATACTATGACAAATGTTTCTCATTGGATTCAATGCGCTAATGATTATAACTTCTGTCCTGTATTTCCTGGTGATACACGAGTTGTTGTCATATGTGTGAATGAGTTAGTCAACCCAATCCCGAAGAAGCGATTAATTAATCAGTTAATCGATGAAGCATCCAACTTCATGGCTTACATACTTAACTTTCAGATTCCTGAATCGAATGACAGGCTCAATGTGCCAGTGATAACAACATCTGATAAGTTAAATATTCAAGATATAAATATGTCTTTGGTCCAGCAATTCATAGAAGAGAAATGTCACAAGATAGATGGTCAATTAATAAAGTATACTGATTTCTTTAATCAATTCTTAACATGGCTGGGACCAACTACTGATTATTGGAGCAAGCGAAAGGTTGGTAAAGAGATACCGCCTAAATATAAACGAGGACGTTCAATAAAAGATAACCAAGTCTACTTAGCTAACCTATCTTTTATTAGAGATGCAAAACCTGGAACACCATATGTCATAAGTGAGGGGAAGTTACATGAGCAACGATAGCAAAGAAATGAGCAACGATAGCAAAGAAATGAGCAACGATAGCAAAGAAATGAGCAACGATAAAGATGCAATGCTTGACCTACTAACAAGTTTTGGTAGTGATGAAGAACGTACTAGAGAGAAGATAGTCAAGGCTGGGTTCCGTTGGCACGGTGGTAAGAGTCGATCAGTTAATCAGATACTGGAACATTTACCATTATACAATACTTATGTAGAACCGTTTGGAGGTTCGGGTGTGGTACTTATTAATCGAAAGAAGGTAAAATGTGAGGTTTTTAATGATCGTTTTAGTGGTGTGGTTGATTTTTATAAATGTATTGCAGATAGGGACAAATGCGCCCGATTAATTAATCAGCTTGATGACCTCATTTACTCAAGAGAATTATTTATAGAGTACCGTAATAGCTGGAAAAAGATATTAGACCCTGTTGAACGTGCAGCTAAATGGTATTACATGATGATGACTTCTTTTAATACTCTAGGTAGAAACTTTGGACGATCACTCAAGGAATCACATAGTGTAAAAACAGGACACTTAAAACAATTACATGATAGATTTAAGGGTGTACTATTTGAGAACTCTGATTATCGTAATCTGTTGCGTGACTACGACAGCCCTGAGACAGTGTTTTATTTAGACCCACCCTATATGAATGAGTTAATTACGACTGATGAGTATGATTTTAAAATAAATCATGAAGAAATGCTTGATATGGTTTTTGAATTAAATGGGTTTGTAGCTATCAGTAGTTACCCCAATGATTTATATGATGGTTATGACTGGGATGAAATACATGAATGGGAAGTAATGATCTCAGCACAAAGCGTATCTTATAATGAAGGCAACAATAAGGCTGGTCTTGAGGGATTCGATAATCGAGGAAAAAGAAAGGAGGCACTATATGTTAGTTATAATTGAAAAAGACAATAAGATATTTACCTGCATCAATGACAAACTAACTATGGTTAGTGCTGTAATTAATGAGGAAAGCGTATTACTGTATGCACATGAAACGCATCAGTTATTTTTAACATCTCCCAAGATTATTGAGTCAATGCAGATTATAGTACCTAAAATAGTTAATGTAAAACCCTTAGATATTAGCATTAAGTTTGTACATAATGATGGTGAAATATTTATTGTTAAATGCACCTATGGTGATTGGTCAATCGAACTAAGTGGCATTTACAATAATGAACTGAAAATAATGGAAGTTGATTTTGTAGACTATAAATTATCAATTAAGTCTGATAATTTTGCATTACTTAATTGCATTTTATTGGTGGCACGGTTATACTATGTAACACCAACAGGTGTACCACAAATTGATGAAGAGACTATAAAAGGGAGCGATGAAGAATTATGATAGCTGCGATTAGACTAATCAAAGAAGAACGAGAACGTCAAATAGCAAAATGGGGTAATGGTCATGATGATATGCATACCCATGATGAATTAACTGATGCAGCTTGCTATTACGCCTTAGCTGATTCAAATGATGCAGAGAATTTATACCCCATACATTGGTGTGACAGCCATAGAAATCGAGATAAAAAGACTAGATTTCAACAACTTGTTATAGCTGGTGCCTTAATAGTTGCTGAGATTGAAAGGTTAGAAAGATTAAAGGAATCAGTTTTAACTGATATTGAGGAGAAGTATAAAACAACATTAGAAGAAGGAGCTGAATAATGTTTGGATATGAAGAGACATGTGATGAATTAATTGAGGTGATTTTAAAATTGATACCAGATAATCCTAGTATATTAGAGATAAAAGACCCATTTAAACTGTTTAAAATTGATGGATTTAAATCTAATGGTGCATCTTTAGCTCAGGCAAGTTGTTCTTTATCAAAGGCTTGTGCAATTTATAGGAGGAATAATGAGAACTAAAATACTTACAGGCACAGCTAAGGAATTGGAAACTGATACTAATGAACTACTTATAGAAGGTTGGGAGTTGCATGGCAGCCTCTTGTCTAATCAGATACTTAAAAAGATTTACTCCGAACAATATATAGTTCTTGATCGAGTAGAAACCTATACACAAATGATGGTGAAATATAATGAAACACCTAAATAATAATCTATTGTGTAGTGTTGCAGTCCAGCTTACAGGATTGAATTATAAGACTGATGATATGATTCAAATTTGTATACTGCCACTGGGTAATAATTTAAGACCGCATCCTGACAAGTTACCTTTTGTTGCTAACATAAAGCAACGTAGGAAAGGCATAGATAAAGACTATGTTAAGATGAATCGTATTATTAAAATCTTGCAGAATGCAGAAGATCCTGATTTTGTAATCGATAGACTTGTAGAATGGTTTGAAAGAGTAAGGTTACGTGAGAACAAAAAGATAATGCCTCTAGCATACAACTGGAGATTAATGTCACCTTTCTTACAAGACTGGCTTCATGAAGATTATGAATATGTATTTGATTACAGGTATAGAGATTTATTACCAATGTCACTATACTGTAATGACAGAGCAGACTATCATATGGAAAAGTACCCATATCCAAAGCATCATTTAACTTACCTAGCTAGTCAAAGTGGCGTAACTTATCTAGCTAAAATGGATATAATGATGCAAGCAAATGCAGTTGCTGAGATTTATAAACGTTCATTTAGCAAATATTTGGGAGTGTGATGGAAATATCTGAATTAAAACTTGCAATAGCAATCCTAGCTGGTTGCCAAGTTAAGATTGAAAATGGCAGACTTGTGACTGTTAATAGAGTAGCAATACATTATGATACATATAATAATGTATGGAGAGTAATGGAAAGGAAGTAATAGGTGTATAATGGACAGGCACTTTATCAATAATCTATGGAGATGGAAATGCGGTCTTCCAGAAATAGAAAGAAAGATTTATAAGACAGGGAGAATAAAATTAGAAGAACTTGAAAAAAGTGAGTGGAGCGATGAATTTGAGTTGTTGATGCGTAATAGATTATTGTTTGGTGCTTTTAGATACGGTTTATTTAAGAATGCAGAACCAAATATTGAATTAATCAAGGACGTAATAAGAAGAATAAAAGAATATATTAAAACCGGCAATCAAGAATTCCTAGTAGATGCTGCCAATTTATGTATGTGTGAGTTTATTACTCCTAGTGTGTCTAATGCTCATTTCCTATCTATAGATGATGGTAAACATTATAACAAGAAATAAGGATTAATATGAAGGCTATATTAACTATTGGTAAGATGAAAATTGAAGGTACTTTGAATTCCGTGGATGATATGTTTGGTTGTGCAAATGCTGAATTTGAAACACATCTTGATGAAATTATAATTAAAGATATAGGGCATAAATACATACTTAGAGATTGCGCAATCGATATTAATATACGTGCTGAAAAAGGGAGCATAGAAACAGTATGAAAATATATTTAGCAGGACCAATAAACAGTAGTGGTAGCCTAATTAAAAACATTAATCATTTTAATAAAGTTGCCAAGGCATTAAGAGTACAAGGACATGAGGTATATAATCCTGTAGAATTTAATGATGTGAATCGGGAGTACAGTGCTTATATAAGACGTGCAATTAATATACTATATGACTGCGACTTTGATACTTTAATGTTAATCGGTGATTGGCATACATCAAAAGGTGTTAGCATAGAAACAATGATTGCTGATATTTTAGGCATAAAAATTGAAAGGTATGAAGAATGATAGTAGGACTAACAGGGTATAAGCAAAGCGGTAAATCCACTTTTGCTAAACATGTCGTAGCATTTAATGGCGCACGTAAATTAAGATTTGCCGAACCTATAGTGCCAATCATGAAAATGCTAGGTTTTACTGATGAACAAATCTCTGGTGATAAGAAGGAAGTACTAGATACTTTTTGGAATATTATACCACGAGACTTGATGAAGTTAATCGGTATAACCATGTTTCGTGATAATTTTAGAGCAGACGTTTGGATTAAATTAGCTAAAAAGGAAATCGTAGCCTACAAAGATACTTATGATTTAGTCATAGAGAATGTAAGATTCCCTAATGAGGCAGAATTAATTCGAATACACGGAGGCATAATAATTAAGATAGATAGAGGACTAGAACAGAATGACAATAGCATATCTGAAACACCCTTACCAGATAATTTGATAGATTTTATAATCACTAACTTTAATTCTAAAGAGAATTTTAAGTTACGGGTAACGGAGTTATGGGATGAATTACAAAATCGTAAAAAACAATAATGGCATCCACATCATAGATGGTGAAACACATGAACCTATCGCAAAAATGTATAAGGATGATGGATTAGCAGAGAAAATAATCAATACTGAGTTTGAAACGATGCAGAGACAAGCATTAGTTTTAAGTGCAGTACTGGATTATTCAACCAAAATTGCCACAGTAGAACAATGGGCTAAAGATAATGAAATCAAAGGACCACCAACCACGAAATGGAGGAATTTCCTGTGATTAAATTTAAGGATTGTATTATAGAAGAAAGAGGTAGTCAACGCACTGATTTTAAATTCACTGTAGGGTGTTCTGTTAATAATGATATATTAGATGGTAATAAAGTTAATAAAGAAATGGCTATAGATGCTATAAAGCATAATATACTTGACCTTGATATTGTAAAGAAGGACTGGTCTATACAGCAATATAACAAGATACAAGATTACGTAATCAAAAATGGATTATATAAAGGGTATCCCTCTGACATGTCACATGCTGACATATTAATTAGAAAACTTGAGGAGTCAACATGATTAAATTTAAGGATTGCATCAAAGAAGAAATGGTAGATTTTAGAACTAATTACACTTTTAGCATGACTTGTTCTATGGACAATAATTGTTTAGATAATTATGCCAAAACACTTCTAAGTGAAATGTCTATAGCAGCTATTAAAGAACAATTACTTGAGCTTGATATTGTGCATGAGAGAGTAACAGAAGGTGAAAGTAGACACACTCAAAATGTAAAAAGAGAGTATTATCGATTAGGTGATTATCTAATCCAAAATAAGATAGACAGAGATCATCCTAAAGAATCCATTGCCGATGCTATAATTAAGGAAATAGATAATTTAAAACATTTTAAAGAATTAGTTATGGAGTGTCAACATGATACAAGCAAAGATGAACAAGGTAAACAAAGATTAAAGGAGCTTAAAGATGAAATGGCTTAAGAGATTAAAAGAATCAAGATTTCTCAGTCGTTCGACACGTTATCTACCACACCTGCACTTTTGGCTAGATTTAAATATTGTGCAAATTCGCACGGCTTTGTACTATGAAAACTTTAATAATTGTACCCAAGAATGGGTGATGGTGGAGACTACATTATTCCATAAATGGGGTTTTAGATTTAGACTTTATTCACCCTATAGGTGTAAACATGGTTAAGTTACTACTTTGGTTCTTAGGTGCAACGTTGAATATTGCTGGTTGGTTAGTAATAATTATATATTATGGCTGGCTTTTATGGTTAGCTATTTTCCTAATACTAGCTGGTATTATTATTTGTCAGGCAAACAAATGAAAAAGAAAAAGAAATTAATACCAATACCAGTACCAATACAAACTTTCTACTGGCAAGATATAATAAGACAAGAATGTATAAAAGTATTAGAAAGGATAATTAATCATGCAAAGGTATAGATTAGAAGCAAGTAATAAGCAGGATATACCTAAAGTAACTTTAGAATCATCTGCTGATAATATAAAAGTTATAGTAGGCATATTATTAGATGAAGGTCTGGAAAATATAAGAATAGTACGCAGTATAGATGTGGCATACCTTAATCCAATTGAACATGCGAGGGCAAATGAAAAGTCTTCCTGTCCTTAAATTCTTCTTTCTTACCTCTGTTCCAATTCTTCACAGGTCTAAAATAACCACAGACCCGTGAATAAATTTCACATGGAAGACCGCATTTACGAGGGTGTGATGTACTTGTAAGTTTTGCAGAGCTTTTCAATACGGACTTTTTGTCTGGGATGCCACCTACATATGGTTTCTCTATCATAATAACCTTGTGCTCCTGTTGCTGATGCATCACATGAAATGATTTCAAAATCATGACACCCATAAAAATTAGCAAATCTTATTGCAAACTCTAACGTAAAACAAATATCATTGTTAATACCTAACTCATAGTAACTGTAAATGTTACGTCTAGGATGATCTTCGTAGAGCCACATATTACGTGTACCTATTATCATCATACCCTTTTTAGACCAGCACTTTTCCTTAACGTTTCTATGGTCAGTCTGTATACAGAAGATCACCTGCTCGGCAGGTAAGTCTAATTTCTCTATAGCGTGTATAGCATAGTTTAAGCAGAGAATAGGAAAGCCACCGCTGAAATGATCAGCGGTGACATGATTCAAGCTTGGACCAGAACCAACTAAATAACACTTATTAAATGGTATTATTGTGTTCCTCGGTAGAGGGTTCAGCAACTCCCAAGTCCGACACTTCAGAATCCGACAGTACTTCTTCAGTTTTGCTATCGTTTCCATTCTCTGACTCGGAAGGATAAACTCTCCCCGTAGATTCTTTTTCAGGTTCTGGTGTAACCATAACAGGTTCGCTTCCATCTTTACTGCTTCCATCGTCAGTCACCTTTCTATACACATGTAATTTTTTATCATCCTGTCTGTAACCTGGTACACTCTTTGGGTTCTTTTGTCTAATGCCCTGTACAACCATGAGTGTTGAATCGTTTCCGTTAATGTGTAAAAACTTCGTACCTTCTATTGTAATCTGCATCTTATTATCCTTTATTTAAATTGCAATCTTTGCAATCTTTAAATACTACTTTACGTTCCATAGCTTTACAATAATAACGATTTATTGTACCTTTACAACAAGCTCTCTCTTCTTTCACTATAGTTCTATATTTGCACTCATTATACACAGGATGAAATTTTGATGGATTCATTGTATCCTGTATATAGCCATCTATGTAATATATCTTTTTTAAAAATAAGATTGTACCATCATAGCGTTCGACATATTTTCGCTTATCTATTTCATTTATCTTCACTGACTAAAAGCTCCTCAATATTATCTAATACGAACTGTAATATATTAGGTAATTCATCTTTATTATGTCTATTTTCCGAAATATCTAAACGGTATAATCTTATCTTAACTGCTAATTGTATATCTTCTTTTATTATTTCATCTTCTGCATGACCTAAGTCAGCTACAATTAACCATATATGTAACTTGCTATCTTCATAACCATTTAATACTTCAATTATAGTTCGTCTAGCATAAGCTAAATGCTTTAACATACAATCTCTACAAGCTGGTCTAACATTTCGTGGGTTCTTTTTCTTCTTAGGTTCTACACCATTTATATAATCTTTTATCTTTTCAGGTAAATCCAAACTATCAATATCTCTATTTGGTAAAGATTTAATCATCTGCCAAATATCAGTAGTATATTTATTCCTGCCACAAGTACCACATCCATCAACCTTTTCATAGATTGGTATTGTTTCAGGGTAAACTTTAATTATGTCATCTCTTTTGTCTATCAATGTATCCATTAGCTTATCCCTTATTAACTAGCCAACTATGTTCTTTAATGCTCTGTTCAATGCTAATTGCTTTATTATCAATATCGTAACCACATTCAAATGTACAAGGGTAACTTTTCCAATCATACTTAAGGTCATCACAATATTTTATTTTATGAGGATAAGTACCCTTACAAGCATGACACAATTTCTCCCTAGTAAATCTTCTAGTTCTCAGACAAATCCATTCTCTCACTTCACGATTCATATTCCTTTTAATATCTTTAGAATATTTTAATATAGAATAAAACTTTTTCTTTTTAAATAATTCATAGATGTTTTCAGCATCTTCCCATAGGTCACTCTTTACATCTTCTGGTAAACTACGCCATAATTGTGGCTTTATTACTGCCTCAGCTTTAGACCAGTCACCTTTAATAGGGTAATGCTTTTCTAAGAACTTCTTCATTCTAGTTATCTGTGCTTTAGGTTGATGTACTAATTTTTCAGATTCAATAATCAACAATGGTACTTTTTTAAATTTATGGAACCAGAGTGCTGCAGTTATAGTATCATTTATAAATTTTAAAGGCGTATGTACTTTATGGTCATCAACTTTTATTTGTCTACCTAATTTTTCTTGAGATTTGGCTACATTACGTGGATGCCTTAACATATAAAGTACAGCATCTACATATCGTGGATGTGTAGAATGCAATCCGCAAGAAACAATCTTCATAAACATATTTTTACTATATTTATTTAAGAATGCTTCATTATTTAAATTCCAATGTATGCCTTGAACAGTAAATGGACATTCCCAAAATCCATCTGGATTCATATCTTTAGCACGTCCATCATCCTCTGGTTTTGTAACATCATAGATTAATTGATCTATTTTCATTTTATATTTTGGCTCAACAAAACCACTGCCACCAAATATGTGCTTCTTGCCATATACTGCTCGCAATAAGAACATAGCCATTGATGAACATGACCTTGGTACTCCTGATACTAGGTAACTCATTTTGCTCCTCTTCTCTTTTATGGTGGTGGTATTGGTACTGCTCCTGGGCATGGTCGCCAGTGTACTGGCTTATAAGGTTGCCATTCTGCATGAATACCATCTACATATTCTACCCAACCAGTTGCATATACATTTTTTGGGCAACCTTCCTGTAAGTGTGGATGGGCTACATAGGATTTAATAGGTATTAATAAATTGTTATGTACATAATATGATGGTGGATTTGGTATTACACCAGATTGATGTCCTGCTAGTCTACCATGATTGCCATCAAATGCCATTCTATTTACTGCAAAATTCTGAGTAAAGGTAGTAGTCCAAGTAAAACCTGGACTAATTATTGTCTTAAATATTGTTTTTATATACTTACTAATAAAATCAAATGCAGGTGCTGCTCCAGGCAAAAATACCCATCTAGCAATACACCAATTACCACCATTAATTGTAACACCTGATGCACATTCCCAAGCTGGTGGATAACCACTCACTGCTGGTGGACAGATATACTGTGTTTGACCATTACACCAGAGATGATTAGGTGCATGACCAAATTTAAGACCATTCTCAAAAGTACCAGTTTGGTCTTCAACAAATACCCATGGTATAACTACATAAGTACCCTTAACTGGGTCAGTACCTACAGCATCCACACGAAGTGGATTATATGGATAATCATCAATCCCTCTTACACAAATAATATTACCAATAACAAATGGTCCACCTAAAGTATAAGTAACATAAATCCTACTCTGATGACTTGACTCACTTTCCATACTGGTTATTGTACCTGTTATTGTTATCGGAAATGTGACAGTTAGTTGTAACATTGGAAATTGGCAATATGGTGGTTCATCACAACAACAATCTTCGTGCATTGCAATCTTACCACCTTCTAAAAGCATTTCGCCTTCCCAGAAATAAACACTCATTATGGACACTCCGTTCCAGATGCAAATGTAGTCCAACCTAAGACTGAAGCTGTGCTAAACAGTCTTACACGTAAGGTATATTTTTGTAAATTAAGACCATTTAATCTTATATTACTTACAACATCTACTTCATGAGCATTATGGTAACCTAATCCACCATCATCTGTACCATACCAATTCCAGTCTGGTACTTCATCTAGGTCATTTACTAGGTGCAACTTTTTATCTTCTTCATCAATTTCTATGCTTTGTTTAGCTTCTGCAATTAAGGGATACCAACCTTTAGCATTGTTTTCATCTACCCCATAATATTTTGGACCATCAGTTACTTCATCTATATCACCTACTAATTGAAAATGGTCATCTTGTAAAACTATGCTCATTGCACCATCAGGTGACCAGAATTCTATATTATCATTAACGGTTTCCACCGTCATAGCATTATCGCCAACTTTCTTTTTAACACCCATAAATTCCATAGCTAAACCCAACATATGTGCGACAGGTTCAGGTTTCATAATCTTTTGTTCAGCACCAGTAGCATTAATCATTTTATTGAATAGGTAATCAGGATTACCATCGTTATCTTTTACTGCAACTTGGTAAGATGGTCCACGTATTGAACCCAAATGTCTTTGTTTGAGTTTATCATTAGCAACCTCACTAATAGGAAAGAACAGTTCATCTTGTGTATTTCCTGGAAAACTAGAATCTTTCTCAATATTACCTATCGTTTGTGTTCTACGACTATATCTTATAAAATACTTATCACCATTAGACATAGCATTATCAATATAGTTAGTTAACGTATAACGCTGATTCCGTACTGTAAGGTAGCCAGCATTTATATTCATAGTTGATTCACCAATCTTAGCAGCAAAGTCTACGTCACCAATACCTTCAAAATCATAGATATCCCCGTACTGATTTTGTTGTATTAATCTAGTAGTTGTATCAACATGACCTAATAGTTTATAGTTAGGATTAGGTTCAGCTCCAATCTCTAAAGCCATATGTTCTATATCTAGCATGATATAACTTGAACCAGCAAACGCCATAAAAGTTTTAGGAAATGATGTTATCACTTCACCAAATACATAACCACTGTTTACAGAAAATCCATTTTCACCAAATTGTAAAGCAAATGGACCAGTGTATATATCTACCTGTTCATAGACATTACCGTATTGTTCTTGATAGACACTTTCATCAACAGTATTATAACTTCCTATTGTATAATAAAAATTATAAGGATTAGCAATCCAATCTGTTGTTAATAATGGTGCAGGGTGTTCTATAAATGAATGTGTCCAAATAGCGTGATTACTATCTTTATGCATATGTAAGATTATATAACCATTAACAAAAGTAGGTGCAAAATTCTGAGCAGGTATTGAATCAAATTGACTATCTATCCAAGCTACACCATGCTTCATTGTTATTAAATTATTATCAGTATCATAAGCTAAAGCAAAAGGTCCATCATACTCACTTGCATCATAGACAAATATGTGACCAAAATGTTTTTGACCTAAAGTATGTTTAACACCCTGTAAATCCATTTTAGCCAATAGTATTCTAGTAAATTCACCATCATACCAATCTTTCTCAACATTTGCCACCTCTAATACTGCCACACGATCTTTATCTATTTTTAGGTAGATAAAATATATGCCATTTACTACCAGTACTTGTGAGGTTTGTGCTATCTTATGTACTTTGGTCTTTTCTACAAGTTCGCCTTTATCCATCCATATTTTACCATCAAAAAATGATATAGCAAATGGTCCATCATACAGATTTACTAGAAGATTAATATCACCATATTGTAATTGATAAATGCCTTCTTGGTAAGTAATATTATTGTATGTTAAATCTTTACGTAAGACTAGAGCTATTGGTATATTATAAAAATTAGTAGAGTTTAATGGTAAATACTCATTCAATTTTGTATAATCAGTTATAGTTACCTGTCTATACTCACATTCCCAAAGCCCAAAAGCATTAGTACAGTTTAGGTATATTAATACATAGACATTATTAGGTAAAGTTAAAGTTTCTTCTTCTATAAAATAGTTATCTTCATCTATAGCTAATAAATTATTATTATTTAATACTATATAATCATTTACATTTGTATCATCTTTAACTACAGTAAATGGTCCATTATAAGCATCGCTACTATCATCAAGTGATGAAATTACTGTCCAATCTAATTTTTCATGAGTTGACATTATGCTACCTCTACTAAGTTTTTTGCACCATAAGCTGCAACTACAATACTGCCAGCTTTAACTTTTTGTGATTTAGGTACATACACCTGATAATATTCACCTTCATTATTTGGATTCGTAGTATTATTTACATTTGCATCCACTTCATTTACATCACCAATAGCACAAGGTTGGCATTTAGCTATCCTAGTCTTAGTATCAAAATCGATAATTTTAAATTTCCTTATTATATTCTCAGCAATATCAGTTAAAGCATTTTCACCAGATTGTTGTGCTGTTGAACCAGAATTTAATCTACCAGTAGATTTGGTAATCATAGGTAGATAGGTTCTAGGTCTGCTTAATAGATTGTTATTGAAGTTATCAAAGACTGAGGCTATTAAGTCAGCAGGTAAATCATCATCTAATATTGGAAATGGATTACCACCGCTAACAGATTCAGGTGTCCATATTTTTAAGTTACTGCTATTCTCTGAACTAGCAAAATCATAATTCTGTAACTCACCTATAGTTGCAGCAGTAAACGGTAAGTCTAGTCGTAATTTATCAAAGGTTGTTAGACTCAAGGCTGTTAAGAATGTAGACATATCTACTTCTAACCAAACGTTGCTATACCTTTCTAGCCAAAACTCTATACTGCGTAATACACAGATAGCTATGTTGTATATCAAGTAGTCATATTTAAAATCAAACTTATCAAACTTATCAACGTTGTTAGATTTTACTATATTTCTATGGTAATCATGTGGAAAATAAGTCTCATACCAATTACAATTGAATTTAGTAAAGATATCAGTAACATCAGTTTGATTCATTTTACAAGTATCAACTTCAGAATTACCAACGTTTAAAATGTAAGGTGGTGTATCTGATCTAAAGTCTCTAGATAAATCATAAATAGTTGCTACACCATTATAAACGCTGAGTCCTAGTCTAGCCTCCCAGCAAATAACTTTTAATGCTGCCAATGCATCGGTTAATTCACGAATAGCAAATCCAATAGGGTAGTTTTTAATGGCTATATTCTGTCTAATACCTGCATCTGTGAATGACGCGTCTGTTGTTACATAAGCACCACTGGCTACCTTTAAATAATTCTCTACAATATATTTTACTACATCAACCACATTTGGTCCAACAGTAGATTTAAGAATCGCATACACATTTGTAGGTTCATCAAATTCTACCGTAGTAGCATTATAAAAAGTAGGGTCACTCAGTGACAAAACATAATCACTTTGTGGTATTGTTACCAACTTATTGCTTTCAATATATTTAAATAATCCATAAACTGGGTCTGATGGTAATTGATTTATACAATATTTTTCTTTACCTGTAGTGTAAAGTTCTATAGGTGTTCCTGGTGGTATCTCCCAGTAACTAGGATAGTTGTACTGTATTTTCCCTGGCCAGTATGTACCATTTAATTGATATTTACCATTGATACTTAACACTCTTTCATTACCAACATTTGAACCAGCTTCTCTATAACCCAATAATACAGGTCTACCGAAATAGTCTTGTGGTTGATTGGCTAAGATACATTTGTTACCTAGTTGATCTGTTACTTTATTATAAGATAATGATTCATCACCAACTGGTAATTTATTTGGTGCAAATTCATCAGCTTCTGCAAATCTTTCGTCTTCTCCTACCTTAGTTTTTATTGCCATCTTATAAAGACCAGTAACATGGTACTCTAATTTTACAAATTTATTCTTTAATAATCCAGTACTATTATTACACCAAAATACATTTGGATTACTGAAATCTGGGTCATCGCCTTCACCTAAGCGTGAATTAATACCTACTAAGCCATAACTCTTATTTAACAATCTAATATTAAATCTGTTATTGGGCTTATCTAAAGTACCAACAAACAAAGTATTATCTATTCTTAAAGTAATCTCGCCATCAGGAAACTTATCAGCATTTGTTAAGAAAAAATGACCAGATTGAACAGTAATATGTGCACCAGCATTATCAGTTAATTTACCATATGATTCCTGTTTTATTATACTGGTTGTAATTGAATCTATTATTACTTTAGTGTTAGTACCTTCAATACCTAAAACTGTACCAAAACACATTGGTGGATATGCTACTTGGTAGTCATCATCATCACCAATTTCATCTGGTATGATTGTTAGATCTTCACTTTTTAAAGTCTGTACAGCCATCATACTTACAATGCGTGTGTCTTCATTCCAAGTAATAGGTGAAGATATTTTACCATCAAATAATATTACTGGTGCAGTTAAGGCACTAGATTTCCAAAAATAACACTTGATTCTACACCTTTTATTAAATAAAGGTTCAGTGTCAAATCTATTTTTAATATTGCCACTACTGTCACTAAGATCAAAGCTAACATCACTGACTTGACTAACAGATTCCTTACTAGCTTCCGTTGTAATCTCACCTAAAGACACAAGATTTTGTATACCTATTCTTTCAGATCCAGAGTATTCAGTTTCAATATCATCAGTCCAATAAATACTAACAACCATAATTGGCTGAGTACCATACTGTCTAGTTAATTCACTTAATGCATTTGCTGGTATATTAATCATTATACAATCTCTAGGTTAATTTGAAAATCCATATATTCTTCTTTTTCATCTGTACCTGTTACCATTGGACCACCTTGTACAGTGGTTAAAGTTATTGTTTCATCTGTGAACTTAACTTGATGTTCATCTTCATTAATATCTATATAAGTAAATTCTCTGCCAACATTATCTTTTATAAAAGCACGAACTTCATAAAACTTATACCTAGTTAATCTTATAAAATCTAAAACTAATGACTTAGTAATAGGTGTTTGACGAGTAGTATGTATTGCTCCAGCATAATCACGTTTTAACTCTACATGACCATTTAAGCCCAAAGTATCCTCTAACTCTGGATTAGGTAAAGTAAGATCTACTATATATCCTTTAAATGTAATCATTGTTGTTTCCTGTAATCATTGTTTAATGCCTTCAAAAGTGAAACCCCAAGTTGCTTTACAATTTTTATCAGCTGGATTATAATCTCTTTGTTTTATTTCCACTACATCAATTATAGTACCTACCCAATCTTGCTTCCACATATTGGTTAAAGTTATTTCTTCACCAGCATATGTTTCGTAGAAAGTAACAAACGCTGCATAATTATTCATCACTTCAAACTCATATACTAAACGCTCATAAACTATAGTCTGTGGTGTTCTAAATATATCAGATTTACCATTAAGTAAAGTATTAATTTTAACATTAGTTTGTAGGTCTTGAGTATCACCAATCATAGGATTACGTAAATCAATATGATCAACATCTGATGTTAAAGTAATATGGTCATTAATTGGATATGTAGTTTCAGCCATAATTAATCATTTCTCCACTATAATTACTACCACCATCACGTAATGGTACTTCTCTCCAACCAGAAACTCTGCTTGTCAATTTCAATAGACTAGTTCTATTAAGATTTATTAATCTATTAACAAATAATGTTTGTGATAATACTAAGTTATGTCTAGTCAACTTGCTAATGAAATAATCAACAGCTTGACTAAATACTAACGAAGTATTAATGCCTCTAGTTCCTAGTTCTGCAGTCAAACTTTGACTTAACTCAAAAGCATGCTCTATTGTCCTAATGTAACCCCTATAGTAATCTACACTATGCGCGATTTCTAAATCTTGTTTAAGATTTTGAACTACTTTAGCCATTGTTGTAAGTATCAAAGAATCAGTTAAAGCTCTATTGAAATTTTGACTTGCATCAACACTTTGTGTTAATTCTAAAAACATATCTATATCTCTAACTATAGATGCAACATGACTTAAGGTAATACCTTGGTCAATATCATGAATATAAGTTAATAACTGACTAACTATTAAATTACTCTTAGGGTCTTGTACTTTATGCAAAGTTTGTAATAACTCTAAGACTTGCTTAGGATTATTAACTAAGTCTAAAGTTTGTGTTAATTCCAATTCAATCTTCAAGTCATTAACATACTGCAAAAGTTGTGTTACCTCTAATGAACTTGATTCATCTTTAGCATTAACTTTATTACTTTCAAGTGCTTGTGTTATCTCTAACTCATGTTTAACATTATTAACTATAGCCAATAATTGCTCGATTTCTAAATCAGACAATAAGGATTCAACCTCATCTTTTTGCTGTGAGAAATTTATGCTATGTGTAATTGTTCTATTAAATATAGTCATAATGTATAATTGTTACAAACTGACCCAGAGAAGAAGAGAGCTAGAAGTCCCTAAGCCAGTCTGCAACAAAATCCTTTTTATGCGTGTGCTGCGTCAACTGTATAAGTCAACTTGATTTCATCTGCATTTACTACTGAGATTGTTGAAGCAAATGAAGCAGTTGCCCATAATGTACCTACAGTACCTGATGTAGCAGAATTAACAAAGATACCTTTAATGACTTTTGTAGCATTCATAACAAAAGTAACTACCGTAGTATTGGTAATACTTTGCCCACTAGCTGCATCCTCTGTCCATTCTTTACGAGTTCCAGCGTAGTCTGTATTCTCTAACCAACCTGCATGCGATGCTAAAGTATCTGCGTCTGCAAATGCTGTCCAACTAGCATTGTCTACTAGTCCAATGTACCAGGGATTGATCGGTGTTGTACCGTGAAATTGTACATCCAATAATTTGTCGAGTCCTTCATCAACAATGTCATTGTGTCCTTTGAGTACTTGTAGCAGTTTACCATTTCTCCAATGTTCGAGTTGATAACGACCTTTCATTTTGAATCCGTTCCTCATTTTGTCTCCTTTAATTTATCTTGTGATTTTATTTTTAGAATTTTTTGTCATACCACTAGAAATTATACCATATTCTGTTTCTAAAGCAGTACCTTTATTGTTACTAACTTCTGATGTTATACCTTGTTTTTTCATTCTATTGGAATGACCTCCAACACTCTTAGTTATGAGTTTGCCATCCAAATAGACTGGTACTACAACAACACCACTTTCACTTTCTCTATTTGGGTCATTTTTATCCAATGATACATCTTTAACACCCCATTTATGCGTATTTGTAACTGGTCTACGTTGATCAAATACTGCATCTCCCCAGTCAGATTTTCTATCTTTGGCTATTTTTGCTGGGTCCAATTTCTTAGCACCCCTTGTAGTGAAACCACCTTTTAAATCTATCTTATTATCTTCAAAGGCTTTTGCTATTTTGTTTTTATCTAATTGATCACGTAATCCAAATCCCTTAGATTCTCTTGGATCAATAAATGATTTTCCTCTAGCAGTACCACTTTGTAAGCTATATGCACCTTTCTTACCAGATGCCTCATACAATGCTTTTTCTTTATCATCCTGTTTCAATTTTCCAAATTCTAAAGCCATCTTAGTACCAATTTCAAGACCAAATTTTCTTACATAATAATCTAACATTTGTGCATTTACACCAGTAGCTAAAGCTTTTTCAGCCGTTGCACCTCTTTTTTCATTAAGTAATATTAATTTATTTAGACCTTTTACAATCTCCGTAGCCACTATTGGTATCGGTTTTAGTTTTGCTGTAGTACCTTCTTTAATTTCTTTTCCACCCTGAATCCTAATAAGTGTATCTTCAATTATTTTTAACTTTTCACTATATAAAGCATCTTCCAGTTTTTTAGGTTCTTTAGTCTTTTCTTTAATTACCTTAGACTTTTCTGCTATTTTAGTTATTGTTTCTTTAGCTATTGTTTCTTTAACTGTCGACCCTTTTCCACCTTGAATCCTGTTAAGTGTGTCTTGAATTGTTTTTAACTTTTCACTATATAGAGAATCTTCCAATTTCTTAGATTCCTCTTTAGGCTTCTCCCTAATTTCTTTACCTTTACTTACTAATTTAGCTAAATCTTCAGCCTTAGTTTCTTCTTTAGGTTTTGTTTTAGCTATTTCTTTAGCTGTCTCTTTAGCTGCTTCTTTAGGTTTTTCTTTGGAGTTTTCTAATTTAGTTCTTTTATCAAATAGATCTTTATAAATAGCATTCCAATTATCTAAGATTTTTTGTAACTCTCCATCTTTACCACCACCTGCTATGAAATAAGTCTTTTGTAATTTCAATATATCATAAAGAATCTTTTGTGTCTTTTGTGAAGATTCACCTGACCCAAATTTGCTTTGTATACCTTCTAATAATTTAGGAGTAATGTCACTCAAGTTATTATTTGATACATTTGCTGTTATTTCTTCAAGATTCTTAAATACATCTAACTTAGCATACAAACCTTCCAACATATCAACTGTAGCTTGGCTTGTCGCACCTAAAGCATCTGTAATCTTTTTAGCTGCCTCAGCTCCAGCTATTGCATCAGTTAGACTCTTTATATCTAATTCTTCACCTAGACTTTTTACTGTTTCTCTTAATTGTTCACCATATAAATTAACCTTACCTTGAAAATTAGTCTCTACACCTTGTGATTCTTTAGCTGCTTTATCTAAATGTTTTGTAGCATATTTTTCTTTTTCTTTTAATTTATTTACATCATTGATCTTCTCTTGGAATTTTGATTGTTCAATCAATAATTCTGCTATTTTATCTAATTTTTTACTATTTTCATTTTGCAGTGTCCCTAATAATGTATCTCTAGCAGTAGCCAGTGTACTGTATTTCTCAGTCAATGCAGTAGTCTGATCATAAATGCTATCCTTAACTATAAAACTCTTGTCCAATTCTATTTGTATTTTAGCTAAAGTTTTAGTATCTATTGATTTTACTATATTGTCTTTTCTTGCACCTAAATCCCGTAATTTTTGTGTAGCTGCAGACTTATCTGAACCTTTAGTCTTAAGTTCTTTTTGTATTATTTTTTCTTGTTTTGATATGTCATTTAATTCTTTAGCTGCTTCTATAGCTTTTTTCTTTAATTCTAGTAATTTTAATTCCTTTTTCTCTTGGTCTTTTATATACTTAGCTTCCAATTCCTTTTGCTTAGCAAATAATCTATCACGTTCTTCCAAAATTTCATTATAAGAAAAGCCATAATCACGTAATTTACTAGTTAAGGAAATTAGATTATCAAAATACTTGCGCCCTAATGCAAGTCTGCCTTGGCTATATGCTTCACCCGTACTCTCAGCAAGATTGTCTCTTAGTTTTAAGACATAATCTAATTGTTTATTATGTACACTACCTTGATTACCTTGTGCTTTATATTGTGCTAATTGTTGTCTAGCTTTTAACCATGATTGCTCTATTATTCCAATTTTATCTATAATAGAATTATAAAAACCAAGATTTCTTTCACCAATGTTAATGCTTTCTATTACTTTTAAAGATCCATATATGTTACTACGGACTTTACTTATGGCGGAATTAATTTGGGATAAGTATTTATTTATTAATGCAATACCACCAGTAGTAGATACATTAATTTCTTTAATCATTTTAGTAATACTACCAGTAACTTTAGACAGACTAGTATTTATTTTAGCTATTTTACTAGCTGCATCTTGTAAGAAGGATTGTCTAATCGCCTCATTACGCTTCTTTATAGCGTTATATTCTGCGTTGATAGCTAATATTCTGGCTTTTGCATTCTTCTTATATTGCTGTGAGGATGTTTTTTCAAGTTTTTCTAACTGTAAATATTTGACATTTATTTTATTTAACCAAGCCATATATTCAAAGATTTTTGTGATTGCAAAATCAATAGCAAAAATTAAAGCTGCAGATTTTACTAAAGATGCAAATGCTACCCCTACACCCTTCAATGCTGCGCCAAACCTAACTGCTGCTACTCTAGCAAATTGTATACTATAGGATGTTTTCAAAAATCCAGCACCAACTCTTTGTGCTGCAACAGCAGTTTTTAGGGCAGTGACATGAATCTTTTTGAGATTCAAATTCATTTTGAAAAACTGCTTATTCATACTTATTAATCGTAGGGCTTTGAATGATAAAAATACAGTAGTTAACTTCGTAGCAACCTTAATTAATGTTTCTATAATATTAACCATGCCACCATATTCTCTTGATACTTGCAAGAGTGTAGCTACAATTTTTCTAGCAAAAACATCTTGAAAATAGTTTTCTACTCGCTGAGTTTGAATACCTAATTGCTTAGCATTTGACTCAAATCCAATTTCTACAGCTTTTAATAGATTCTTAGTTTTATCTGCATAACCAGCTAAGGTCTCATTGTATTTCTGTAGGTCATTTTTACCTAAAGTAATTACACCAGAAATAGCACGCATTCTACCAAGTAATTCACCTATAGCTGGTGTTCCCTGAGTTGAAGCTATAGTTGCTAATTTCTGCATAACTCCAGAAAAACCAAAAGTTCTAAAAGCAGCCTCGCCAGATTCTACACCCCATTCTTTAAACAAATCCTTCATAGCCGTAGTAGGCTTGATGAATTTTAACATTACATTTCTTAATTGCGTAGCTGCATTATTAAATTTTAATCCCTGTATAGTCATAGTTGCTATTGAGGCATTTACTTCATCAAACTGAATACCTAATTGACTAGCAATAGGTAAAATTCTACCTATCGTGCTTGACATTTCACTAGCACGTACACGACCAAGTTCTATGGTTTTAAAGAAAGATGCAGCAGTCTCAGTTGTATCAGCTACACCCCTGTCATAAGCGTTAAGTCCAGCAGTAAGTAAATTAACTGCAGTCGCTGAATCTGAAACTACTGCAACACTAAATTCTAAAGCCTCACCCATGAACTGTGCAGCTTCTGCACCTTTTGCAACTTGATTGGAGATTGTTTGATAGACACCCTCAGAGACACCAGTCATAGCATTGCCATAAGTGTCAGATAGTTTCTTTATCTGATTGAACCATTCATCAACTGGTAGTTGATCATCTTGACTAATTGTTCTAACTTCACTAATCTTAATTTGGAGTTCTTCTAAAGCATAGATACCATTCCGTATAGAATCTACAAAACGATACATCAAACGATTTATAACTAAGACTCGCAATGAACGTGTCCAATAATCATGGAATTGTAATGCTAACTTCTTAGTAGCACTATCTACATTTTTAAGTGTTCCTATTATTTTTCTTGCATTATCACGTGTTGCTGCTACAGATTTTTTACTTATTACAGTTTGCTTAGCACGCTCAGCTGTCGTTTTCTTATTAGCATTAAGTAATTTGACTTTTAAATCTAATACTTTTTTATCTAGTGTAGCTTGTAATGACGTAGCTGCATTTTGTTTTTTGATTTCTTTATTTATATGAGCATAAACATCTACATCTGATTGTCTAGGTGCTGCACCTTTATCACCTCTACCATCTATACCATGACTTCTAGAAGTGCCACCATCACCAGACGTAGAACCTGTATAGCTACTCGTAGATTTACCAGCAGAACCATAACCTGAATAAGTCTTTGCTTTCTTTGCTGCATTATAATAGTTATTGGCAGATGTTGTTGCTCTTTTATAAGAATCGGATATTTGATTTACTGCACCAGCAACCTTAGTGCCTAGATTAGCTTGTTCTCTATATGCATCAGCTTGCCTATTGACAGCTTTAGTCATTTCGTTAGTAACATCTATTAAGACCTTACCAGATTGTTTTACTAACTCATAACTATTACCAACTTTAACAAATGAGGCAGATACCTGTTCTCCAGCTACACTAACACCAGTTAACTTAGTGATATTTTGATCTAATTGTTTATCAAAAGTTTCAGTAACAGTGACAACGCCTTTAACCTGAATATTATACTTATTAATAGCCTCAGCTAAACGGTCTATGTCTTTTAAGTTAGTTATATTTATGTCATATCTAAAATCATCTGCCATTTTTTCACCCAATGATTACAAAATCCTTTATACGCGGTTTATACCTGCCAACATTGCTTCTCATATAATTACTAAATGCTTCTCTAGCTTCTGCTATAGTTTGCCATGGTGTTGATTTCTGTCCTTTTTTAAATCCTTGTGCACTTGTATCATTTCTTGTATAATGCCATACATCTGACTTAAAATCAAAACTAATATTTCTACCCTTACCACTTGTGCTAAAGGTATATTCTGATACCTTAGCACCTAGATGTTCATCTTTTACAACGCCATCTTTAAATCTACGTTTCTTTATAAATCTACCAGATTTACCCTGTTTCTTACGACTAATTGGTATACTAACACCTAAGTATTCATTCAATGGTTGTCTACCACCATCAAACGTTGTACCTTGGGCTTTAAATGAACCCTTAGCCATTCCAGAATCTACTGGTACACCTGATACACCACTTGCCCACTTAGCTCTATTTGCAGCAACATCAACATATTCTGCTGCTGCATTGAGAACTAACTCTTGCATGTTGGATACAATAGTTTCACGAAAAGCATTTTTGTGAAATCTAATTTTATTAATTGTTAATTTAGAACCTGCCATTACATCACTGCTTTCGCTCCTACCATGGCTTCCATGTCTTGCAATTCTTCGTATTGTCTTATTTCATCATAAGCTAATAATAAAGATTGCCCTTTAGCACTTAAATCTTCCCAGTTACTTTTATCTATCTCAGGTGGATTTACTTTCCATCTTTCACAACCTCGCCAAATACTATAAAGCATTGTACGTCCTGATGGTGTTACTTTGCTTTTGCCTCCTGAGTAACCGAAGCTAAAAAACTGTTTCGTGCCTCAATTATCTTTTCTTCATTCAATGAATTAGCCTCAAAAGTAGCATCAATCAGACGTACCATTTCTACGTCATTTATACCTGCTGCTTTTAAGTCCTTTTCATAATTCTTCCAAGTTTCAGGCTTAGTTATAACTACAGTATCCCACTCAAGATTGTCAGTAGCATCCAAAGATTTAACAATCATATAATCTACTCTTAATTTTGAATGTTTTTGAATGTTATCAACATATGCAGGGTCATCCATTACTGCAAAAGGTGGCTCACCAGGTTTTCTTCTCATTGGTGGTTCTGGTGTTGGACAAATTTTATCAAATTCATCCATACTGGATACAGATTTTGCTTTAAAAATGAAATTACCTTCTTGTCTTAGAATTGGTACGATAATTAGATTACCACCTTTTAATACTTTTCCGCCGATTTTCATAATTGCTCCTCTTCTTTAAAATTAAGCTCTCTTCTATTGATTACTGAATCATTAAGATCTTATAATCTTATGACTCAGTTTTATGTACTTGAATGTACTACGGTTGCTAGGTTAGCATTACACTTCCCAGGACCAGAAATCTGTCCTGCATCAATATCATAATCCAATTGATCGTTACGGTAATATGGCAACAGAATAACTTCCTGTTCCGTAACAGCACCACAAATCTTAGCAATCGTAATTTCAATATCGATTGATGGAGGTCTACATTCGTCAGAGTCCGTAGACGTCCAACCAGCCAAATTCTGTAGTACCTCACGTGGTGTTGGAGGTGTGCCAGTACCAAATGCTTCTAGCCACTCCCAATTAAAGTCCATACTCACATCCATGGGTTGTTCATCCCCTTCACGGACTTCGTCCAATAACCCTCTATCAAGCGTGTAGTCTCGATTTTGATACTCAGTATAGGTAACAGCTCCATCACCAATTTTAAGCGTGATTTCTTCGCCAGTACCTCCACCTTTCAGCTTGACTGTTGCATCTTTTAAACTTACTTTACTCATTTTATGACTCCGATCTTAATATTGTTTAGAATTCAAATTCGTTAGAATAATGACCTTCTACTTGGGTTTGATTTAATGGTTCAGTCGGTCTAGATTCACCCACATCTCTTATAGTTAATGGTCTTTTGCCATCCATGTTTAAATTCAAACAACCTACAAAAGATTCATCATCAACCAACTCACCACCATACCTATATATATCTATGTGGTCTGTAAAAGCCTCAGCAATAATACCACTATTGGTAGAATTAGTATATAATTTTTCTCTTTTTCTGATAGTTTGTACTAGAACATTTACTTCTATATAGACATTCCATTCTATAGCAGTTAATTTCTTAAAGAATGGTCCATCCATACGTAATTCAGCATATGCCTGTTTTTCATTAGTAGAGCGTTTGTCACCCTCTAAAAATAAAGGTACTCCTTGTTTCCTATCATCAAAATGCTTATACACCGATGCTTTTATCCAACGTGGTAAGTATTGCTTCATGATACAACCCGATTTAATACGAATAATAAAGCTAAATTATGGCTAAAGTCGCTAATCTTTTTAAGATTATAGACATTATCATTAATTTTCACAGTATCATTAGTGGTTTCTTTTCGTGTTCTGTATACCTTAGGTATATCTCTAATATCAACAATAACGAGTGTTGACTCTTTATCATAATCTCCACCGTAGATAAAATTATTACCTGCAGCGAGAAATGATAAAGAATAATGAAAAATTCTATCAGTAATTTCGGGCATAATTATTGCCTTCCTTACTATAATAGGTTCTTCATCAACAGCAATAGTACCATTAATGATATCAGTATCAGAACTGCTAAATTGATTCCATACTAATCGAGAACCATATCTCTTTTTCAAGTTATATAGTATCTTTCGTATTTCACGTTTGTTGTATGCATCTGGCATTTTATCTTCCTAACTTAACCCAACATTAAGAACCCTTGACCAGTATCAAATACTGCGATACCACAAAGCATATCAACAGTTACGAGATGACCCTGTTTATTACCATCATAAGTCATTACAACCCTGATTGATAAATCGTTAAAGGAAGCTACTGCACCTCTAACTCCAGTATCAGCGCGAGGTAATGCCAATGGCCGTGTAACCAGTCCGAGAGCATCACGAGCGAAACAGAAGTTATAAGAACCTCCTGGTCCAAATCCAAGTACATCATTGTCAGCCATAGTACTAACAACTGGACGATTCAACAGGATATCTGCTTCCGTACCTGTATTACCAGTAATGGACATAATGGTGTAAATATCAGCACCGTGAGATACAATCTGACCAACCTGAGGCGGATAAGTTGCATCAAGCCCATCAACATGGATACGTTTTACCCAACCAGCAGCATAACCAGCACCCAAATCAATTGCTCCAGTGCGGTAAACAGAAACTACTGCATTATCTGCAACAGGTTCACGCAATGCAGGTGTAACTGTCATAGATGTAGGAGTACCTGCACCAATAGTAGCAGTTACACGATACGGATACATTGAACCAGCTATAGTAACATAAGAACCATTAACTATAGCAGCTGAGAATCCATCAATCAGGATTATAGTACTTCCAGCAACATAGCCACCACCACGATTAACAGCACCAGTTGCTTTGTAGGCAGTAGCGGTGTTAACATAAGGTGTATTCTGTCCCATGAACCAATTCATGCCATATTTGCGTCCAATACTTGCTTCACGTAAAGCAGTACCATCATCACCAACTTTATCTGCTTCTGTGAAAATAGGCAATTCCAAGAAAATAGCCTCAGTAGCAGGAGTGATTAATCCATCTTTTGCAGCAGGAAGCAAACCATCAACCATCATCTTACGAGTCTGGATGATATAGTTCTTAGCATTTGCCTCAGTCATTCCATCCAACTGACCATAAGCATTACCAAGAAACTGAGGTGCAAATCCCAGGATTGCTTTATCCAAACCCGAAGCAATAGACTGAACTGCTGGAGTAAGGAACATATCAAACAATGACTGCATAGATTTAGAAACCTGAGCATCTCTAAGCAGGAAGGAAGTATGAAGATGCTGATTCAATGTGATAGGCAGTTGATTAGAATCTGCATTCTGTACAACTACATCATCATTAGCGCCTTTTCTTTCAACTTCAAACTTAGCAGGTCTGTTGGCATTAACTACTTCGCCAAATTCCTGTACTTTGTTTTCATAATCACGATTGATACGTGTAGATGCAATCATCTGCTCCTCAAGAACAGCAAGTGATTCTTGCGCCCAAATTGTGGGATTAAGGCTATCTACATCATTATCATAAACTGGTACGAAATATCTTTTGTAAAAAGATTTCATTTATTTACTCCTGTCTTTAATTGCTTTTCTGTTTTTACGATACTCTTCGGTATTGCTATAATCAATTTTAGCATTACCATCGGTACTTACGTTTTGACTCCCAAGACCACTTTTGGCTCCAGATTTAAAAAGATTACCATAAATATCTGGTATTTCTTTCATCCTCTTTACTGTCTCTGACGGTGTTAAAACCAACATTATTTCTTTGCCATCCTTATCTTTATCTGCAAAGTTAATTTTAGGTTCTAACACTTTAGTTTCAGCATTTTCCACCAACTTAGTCTGTTGTCTTAGTATTTGTTGAATCTGCTTTGGATTAAATGAATCATGTTCAATAGCTGCATCCAATAATGATCTATCAATCTTTTCAGTGGTATATAGATTTTCCCAATTACTTACGGTTGCCTCTAATACCTTGACTTGAGATTGATGGGTTTTTTGTAACTTATCACGCTCTCTCTGACCTTTTTCCTTTTCAGTCATAGATGAAGTCTTTAACTGTTCAATCTGGGTTGCTAATCCTTCTTTTTCAGACTCAGTTAAAGTCGTACTATTCCTTAAAGTGTCAAGATCTTGAATGAGTTGCTGATTCTGATCACGCAATTTGCGCTTATCAGATGCCATCAACGTATTAACTTCTTCCTGCGTGAAAGTCTTAGTACCAGTATCAGTACCCTTACTGGTACCTGTACCTGCTCCTGCTCCTGCGCCTGCGCCATCACCACCTGCATTTGCATCAGCACCTGCACCTGCACCTGCGCCATCACTACCTGCATTTGCACCTGCAGCATCATCATATATTGGAACGAACCATCTTTTAGATCTATTAATCATTTTCTTACCCTTCTTAGGTTATACCCTCACTATAGAAAAGTTCTGAGAATTACGAAGGTATGGTAGAAGTAAGTTCCAAGCTGTTGCACTTGGGACTCCTACTACCAGATACTCAGGAACAAAACTTCTATCGTAAGTATTTTTAACAGTTGCGAAAGCATTACTCTGAATATTACTATTCTCGCTTTCCATATCCGGGTCATACCCGTCTAATAGTTTTAATGCGATTTCATACGTTGCTTGTAAAATGTTTGCTGGTATGTCTGTGTCACCTCCCCTTGGAAATTGATTAGTTTGATTTGTATCTGTTTTTTCTCCTAAAAAATTAAATTTGTCTATAATACGAGTAGCCATTTCAAGAGCTTTAATCTGATCTGGTTCACCAGCATCTTCCCAAGTGTCTGACTCTAATCTAGTATTAAAATATGCATTACCTAATGGTACAGTTCCGTACATTATTTGTTACCCTCCTGCCAAGCTGACCAACCATGTTCATCACAAAAATAATATAAAGTTTTCGCAGCTCGTTTTAATAAATATTTAGATAAGAAAGCATACCAAGGTAATTTATCTCTCAATATTTCCATATTCTTTAAAGCTCTATCATTAGAAATATTAAAACTTTTTCTTGTCCTATCTACACAGTATTTAAAATCAAAGTCATGTATGACAAAAACTAATCTATAAAATTCCAGAGCCTTGGTTATACTTTTGCGTATAGCATTTGATAACCACTCAGGACCAATACCATTCCAAGCACTCATTATGTCTTCATTAGTTGTATTCCAAAATAATGCATCAACTTTAAGACCAGCTTCCATTATTTGTTCTTTTTCATTCATTATTTCTTATCCTCTATACGAAAACATTGGTAACCATTACCCTCACCCTTTATAAGTGAGATATCACTAAATCCAAACTTGGAATCATATATTTGACCCTTACTAACTCTAGCAGATTCATATTTTATAACTCCAAATCTAAATGTTGGAATCTTAGTTGTAACATCAATACCTACATCAAGACCATAAACTCTTATAGAATAGAATGTACTGTTTTCATATTCTATAATCTCTTTAGTTAAAAGAGACTTACCATCTACTATGGTATATTCTC